ATCAGCCAGGCCGCCAGCAGGACGACGGCCAGCGCGGCCAGCGCGCCCGCCAGCCCCGCAAGCAGGCGCAGGGTGCAAACAAACCCTTGCACGAATAACTGCTGCATTATGCTTCGCCCCCTTCGGCCTGGTCGGCCAGCGCCCGAAGCGCAGCGGCCAGTGCACCGGTGAATTTGTCCGCAAGTTCCTGCTGCCCGCCGTCTCGCATTTCGTCGGCCAGGTCCATAATTGCCGCTGCCTTTTGCTGTACGTCCTCAAACAGCAGGGCAAACTTCGCGCCCGCTGGGCTTTGCTGAATTCCCAATTTCTTTTGCAGGGCTTCGGCCTGTTCCTGGGCTTCTGCGGCGGCCTGCTGGGCCTTTTCCAGTTCGGCGCGGTCTCTTTCCTTCTGCGTCCGTTCGGCGGCTTTGCGGGCCTTGTCTGCGGCTTCTGCTTCACGCCTTACCGCGTCGGCTTCTGCGTCCCGCTTGGCTTGGCGGATTTTCTCGGCGGCGGCCTTTTCAGCTTCCCGCCGGGCGGCCTGGAGTCGTTCTTCCTGTTTGGCTTCGGCTTCTTCCAGTGCCTTGCGGTGCTGTTCCCGCAGGGCTTCCAGGTCTGCCGCCGCTTTGGCTTCGGCTTCCGCGCGTGCCTGGTCGGCGGCCTTTTTCAATTCGGCTTCAACGTCAACTTCATGGGCTTCCGCTTCGGCGGCAGGCGGCGCGGACAGAAGGGAAAGCTGCTCGGCCATGTCGTTCTTTTCGTCAATCAGCTTTTGCAACTCGGTAACGGTGATATTTGCCAGGTCTCCGGCCACTTCTTCCCGGTCCTGCGGCCCCAGTTTTGCCAGCAGCGCCAGCTTCGTAACGCCCGCCGCCGCGTTTTCTTCAATCAGCTGCGCGGGCAGCTTCTCCACAACGCTGATGTAAGTATAAGCCTGGCGCTGGCGAATGTGGACGGCCTGCTCTGTGTAGTCTCCGAAGGTCTCAAAGCCCAGCGCCTTATATTTGCCGCTGTCACGCATACGCTTCAACTTACGGCCCAGATCAAGCAGGCTGCCGGCGGCGGCCTGTGCTGCGCTCACGATTTCATAGTGCAGGCCGATGGCTTCCGCCTGCTCCGGCGTTTCATTTCCCACAAGGGCAAGCTGCTTCGTGTCTTCCATTGTCTGTTCCTCCTGTTATGCTGCCGCCGTCTTGGCGTGGTTCGGATTTACGGTCTTCTGTTTGTGGTCCAGCCATGGCTTGACGACTTGGCAAAGCCATGCCTGTTCAAATGCTTCCACTTCCGGGGTTCTTGCGCAGTTGTGCCGGCCGCGATTCTGCAAGACTTTGCCCGTGGCCGTGTCAAGCTGCAACGTGAAATAGGATTCTTTGGGGCTTTCGGCGTGGCGAATAAAAAAAATACTTTTACCGTTGCAGTGTTCCTTGCCATATCCGCCGACGCAATGGCCCAGCGCCTTGCCTTCAAGGATCAGCTGTTCTTCGGATTCCGCCGGGGTGATAATAAGGCCCATGTATTCCCAGCGCAGTGCTTGCAGGCGCTTTGCCATTTTCTCGAATTTGCCGCGCAGGGCTGCGTCTTCCTTGTAACGGATTGCAGCCGTTGCCCTGGCCTGGGCTTCGGTTACGCTGTGCGGGAAGACCACAACTTCGCTTTCAAGGTCAAGGCCCGCGCGTTCCGCGTCTTTCCAGTAGTCCACGCAAAAGCCCACCGTGCCGCCTATGCTGTGAATTTTGCGGGCACTCTCTTGTTGCTTTCGTATGTAGTTCCATACGCGCACCAGGCCGAAGCGCTTCACAGTCCAAAGGTTCTTGTACTTGTCCGCAAAGACCACCCCTTCGCCGCCCAGCGTGTCGGCGTACTCCCTGGGCGCCCCGTTGCGCAGGCAGACGGCAACGGCGTGTTGCTGCACCCCAATGTCCCACGCCCTGCGGCCTTGGGCTTTGCTGGCAGCCTTGTATTCCGGTTTGTTCATGTACAAGGCTTCGTGCGGCTTCTTCGCCTTCCAGTTTACCCAGTCCAGGCCGGTGACGGACAGGCCGCCGTTTTGGCTGGCAGTCAAGCCCACCAGCGCCGCGCACAGTGCCGGGCTGTTGCGGGCAATGTTTTCAATTTCCGGGTGTCGCATATATATCCGGGCATAGTGCAGCAGGTCAACGCCCTGCGCCTGTTCTTCCAGCAGTTCCAGCTTCGCGTTTTCCAGCTTTGTGCCTTCGTATACGTCGGTAGCGTGCGGCAGGATTGCCGAAAAGTTGCCGTCGGCAACCTGGAAGCGGGACATTTCGTACCAGCAGCCCGTATAATACATAGTTGACATACTGGAATAGCCGCTGCGGTCCATTGCTGTGAATCGGTGCCAGTGCCCGCCGGGGTCGATAACATAGGCGTTGCGCTGTTCCACGATTGTGCTTTCCCAATCGTACCCGGTTTCGTGAATTACGGCCCAGCAGATAAACATAACACAGCCGCCCGCTTTGCGGATTTCCCATGGGTATGCCTTCTTTACGACGGGCCAGCGGTCAAGGCGCTTTTCGTGTGCCACCAGCGCCGCCGTGCCGCAGTTCGGGCAGTGTATTGTTTCGCCGTTGCGTCTCGGCCCTTCTTCGGTGTCAAAGTACGGATATGCGCCGCCCTCGCCCGGCAATGCTATTATTGTGTGCCACGATTCCCCGCAGGCCGTGCAGTTGCAGGCTGCATATTTTTCCCGTATGCCCGTTAGGGGGTCGGCCAGCTTTGTGGTTTTGTACCGAATCAGTTCTTGCGGATGTACTTTCCCGTTGCGTTTCAGCCACGCCCACAGCGCTTCCGGGGCTATTCCCGGCGTTTTCGGCAATGCTGCCAGTATGTCCATATTCGCGCCCCCTTACAGAAAATCTTCAAGGCGGATTGCCTTGCGGCGGTGTTCCGCCGGGGTCGCCTGTGTTTTGGCGGTGACAATTTCCAGTTTCGGAATTCCGTAAAATTCCCGGATAATGCGGTCAGCGTCCGCAGGGCCGCAGAAGCCTATATTTCCCTTGCGGTTCTTGCTGGCAAAGTCCGCGATTTTCTTTTCGCAGTCTGCAATCCCCATGCCCGTGGTTCCCAGGTCTTCGGCAACGATCTGCGCGGCGGCAGGCTGGCCGTTCAAAATGTCGGCAAGCTGCTGGCCTACGCACCAGGCGGGCGTTCCTGCTCCGGCTTTCTTCTGCTGCGCTTCAATAAGGCTTAAAGCCTTTTGTAAATCATTCATTGCATTTCCTTCCTTCGTGTTTTATGTACTCGGTGAATACCCAGCCATTTGGTCGGGCGTACTTCTCGATAAAAAGGCGGCGGCGGTACACATAGGACCCCTGCAAGGCGCGGATTGCTTCGTGCTTTACCTCGACAACTTCCACAGTGCCGTTTGTGTATTCGATTACAAAATCCGGCGTGTAGTGTGCGGCGGGCAGGCGCAGGCCGCAATAATCGCTTTTCGGCAGAAGTTCAAATTTCTTGTGCCGTTCCACGTTCGCCACGGTTCCGGCCAGTTCTTTGGGCCATATATATGCCCGGTAGTATTCTTCTTCCAGTGCGCTGCCGCGATCAGACCCGCCGGGCCGTCCCTGGCCTTCTGCTGCCTGTCCTTGGCAGCTGCCGCCCTGCGCCTGCGTTCCAATTCTTCGCGCACCTGCTTTTGTGCGGCAGGCCCCAGGCGTTCAATGTCGATTCCCACGGCACGGCCCCCTTCGTCGAAGTTTTAGGCTTATGTGCCAGCCCATGAATTCGTTATAGCTTGCGCTGGCTTCGTTCAAGTCCCAGCCGGGGTATTTTTTCGCCCAGAATTCCGGGTCGTACAGCCGCCCGTCGGTGCAGATTTTTTGCACTTGGCGGCGCGTCCATTTCCCGTCCGCCGGGGGCGGTGTTATCGGGTTTTTGATTCCTCGGCTTCGGAAATATCGGTGCTTTCTCTTCGGGTATTTCAGCATATAGTTTGCCAGGGCTTCCAGGCTGTTCTTGTCCATTTGCAGGCGGTCAGTGTTCACGCGGCCCAGGCGCACGCCCTTGCGGTGCCAGCAGCTTTCTATTTCGTCGCGGGTCAACTCGCACCGCAAAATTGTGTGGAAGTGTGGGGCAACGGCTTTTTGCCCGGTGTCTGGGTTTTCCTCTGCCCACTCCATCACGGCAAGGCATTCCGGCTTCGGCAACCCCCGCGCCCTGCATTTCTCTTTTATGTGGCGGTAGAAGTTCCGAAAATCTGCCCACGCCTGTTCTTCGGTTTCCGGGCGATATTCTGGCGCATAGGTTTGCGTTGTGTGGGTGTCTTCCTCGGTGAAGTTGGTATTTACCAGCTGGCGGAACAGCCGCCGGGCGTTTTTGGCGTTTTGGTTCTGCTGCGCCTTCGATGATCTGCGCAGGTCGGCAGCCCGCGCCAGTTCCTGGTCCAGCGTTCGGCTTTGCTCTGTTCCGTTCATGGGGTAAATTTCGACTTCCTGGTAATTTGCGACGTTCTTACTTGTGCCGCACAGGAAGCGGCGCTCACGTTGAAAAGATTTTGTGCCCATACTCTGCCTTTCTGCATTTCCCGGAAGGTTCTGCTTTCGGTAGGTGGATAGAATTTTCTTCTTTCTGGGTAGACAAACGAAAAGGGAACACTTGCAAGGGACAACGCCGGGCGGCCTGTCTTAGTCTCTGCTTTCTGTGGCCTTGCTTGGCCGCCCTCTGTTTTCCCCTGCACCCCTTTCCCCGGCAGGAAATAACCGTCGCTATTTTACTACCCCATACAAGCCCTTCACGGCGGCCCTGGCCGCCCGCGAATGTTTGACAACGTGCCGCAATTCCTTTATAATGAAGGTGTTATATTTTTATCTCGGCGCGTTGTAGGCCGCCCCTCTCCACAGGGGCGGCTTTCTTTATTGCCTTTTGCAGTCAAGTGCAAAGGGCGCTTTTTGTTTCCTCAAGCCATGCCAGCCCTTTTTCGTGGTAGCTGGCGTTTTGTTCAATAAGGATATACCGCCGCCCGGCTTTAAGGGCTGCCACGCCGGTGCTGCCGCTGCCCGCGAAAAAATCACAGACAACCGCGCCCGGTTTGGTGTGCGTTCGTATTGCGCGTTCCAACAGGTCAACGGGTTTCTGCGTTGGGTGGATTGAATGCCCCCCCGTCGGTTCATTCGACAGCCAAACATTGCAATGGTTCGCGTCAAGGTTGTGGACAAAGCGGGCATTGTCTGCCGCCTGTATCTGTTCGTCGTATTGCTTCACAAGCCTGGCCTGTTCTTCCAGCAGGCTGTCGAAGTCTCGGTATCCTTCCCAGCTGTCCAGTTCAAACTTCGCCACAATGTCCAGGTAGGTTTCCCGCGTTGGCAAAAGCCATTGACTGCTTCCCCAACGGAAGCAGTGGTCTGCTGCTTGTCCGCAAGCGTCGATTATCTGCTTTTTGGTTTTGCCGGTGTACTTCTGCGCGGCGCGGAAATATTCACGCAGCGGGCCGAAGTTGTTCATGTCCAGCTTTGCCAGCGCCAGCCCCGACTTGTTCCAGGCCGTGCCCGGTTCGCCCTTTACCAGTACAATGCAAAATTCTGTAATGTTAAACCAGCTTCGCAAAGTGTTCCCGGTTCCGGGGTTTTTCCATAGCTTCTTCCGAAAATTCGGCTTCACCCATACGGCCCAGGAATTGAAAACAAACTGTGTCCAGTTTTCCAACCAACACAGCAGGCGGGCCACTTGTTGCAGGTCATTGTGCCAAAAGGCCAGCGTTCCGTTCGGCTTCAGAATTCTTTCTGCTTCCCAAAAGGCGCGGGCCATAAAGTCGTTATATTCCTGCTGGTTCTCGAAGGTGTCCCACTCGGCCTTCTTGATGAAATATGGTGGGTCAATAAAAACCATGTCCACGGTTTCGGTTTGCACCCCTTCCAGCAGCTTGAAGCTGTCGCCCTGCAGAAAACTGTCGGGCCGTATCGCGCCGAAGTCGTACAGGTAGAAGGGAAGCGCTGCGGGGGCTTTCAAAGTTTCACCCCCTGGGCCGCCGCGATTTCTGCCAAACCGTCGGCGTTTATGCTGTCCAGCCAGCGCCAGCTTTGCGGCGGGTAGTCCAGGTGCAGGGCTTCCAGCGGTACAGGCTCCGGCAGCTGCCGGGGATTCTGCACCTTCAAGCCGTACAGCCAGCCGCCGTCGCGGTATTCTTCCAGCTGTTCAACGGACAGGCCGGACAGCTTCGCCATCGTTTCGTCGGCTGGATCTGCGGTTCCGATGTAGCCGGGGCAGTCGAAGAAGCCGACAACAGCCCCCGCGCCGCCGTGGGCTTTGGTCTCATACATGACAACGCGCAGGGGGTATTCTGCGCGTTTTTCTATGTTAGGGTTGTAACTGGGCGCACATTTCCGAATTTCCATCTTCTTTTCGCCGGACAGGATCGCCGCCGCCCAGTTCTTGCGGATGCTCAGTAAAATACAGTTATCCATTGCGCCGCCCTCACGATTCCCACCAGTACATTGCCGTCATGTCGGCCAGGTGCAGGAACAGGGCCAGCGCGTAACGTTCAAATGCCTTGCCCATTTCGTTATAGCAGTCATGGTCGCGGTATGCGCCCATGTGCCAGCGGATTGCCGCCGCTTCCTGGTCGGTCAGTTCCATGCCCAGGCGTTGCAGCAGGAACAGGCTTTTTTCTCCGTGGCCCAGCGGCAGGCCGCTGTCGTCGTACTCATAGGCGGGCGCGTCCTGCCACTTTCCGTCGGGGCCGCGCTGGCGCTTTGTGGTTTGCCGGTATGCGCCCGCCCTGCAAATGTCGTGCAGCAGGGCGCAGGTCACGGCGCTGGCGTTCATGTTTTCGTCTTCAAGCTGGTGCTGTGCCATTATGCCCAGCACTTCGGTTGCGACGTTGACGCTATGGTAGCACAGCCCGCCGGGGAAAGCTCCGTGGTATTTCGTGGACGCGGGCGACGTGAAAAAACCGGCTTCTTCCAGGTAGCGCAGCACGGCCTTGTCGCCCTTGCGGCCTTTAACGTATTCATTCCACAGGGCCATAAAGGCTTCCCGGTTCTTTTCCATTGCGGCAGCTTCCTGTTCCGCAAAGCTGGTGCTTGTTCCCATGTTCATGCTGCTACGCTCCCTTCTTGGCGGCGGCTTCACGTTTCAGCCGCCTGTTTTCGTTCTGTAAACGCTGGATTTTCGATGCCATGCGCTCATATTGCTGGCCGTGCTTGCAGGCTCCGCATTTTCCACAGTTCGGGCAGTCAAATAATGGGCAGTGCCGGCTTATTTTCATAAAAAACAACTCCCTTCCCGCTTAAAGGCTGTGCTGGTGTTCGTGCTTTTCGCTGCGGGTCACAATCACCGTGCCGTCCTTAATCTTGAATTTAGCCGTCACGTTTTCGGCCAGCTTAATGGCCGTGCCGCCTTTTATGTAGCCCTTGCGGACCATATCGGCAGTAGCTTCCAGCAGGCGCAGGGTGTCCGGCTCAAATTCAGCGAACAGCCCCGCAATGATTTCCCGTTCTTCCCGCTGGCGGCGGCAGGCTTTTCCGATTTCGCAGTCGCATTTGTCGGTTGCGTACCGGTCAGCTTCTTCCTGTGTCGGTGCCGCGAATGGCAAAACGCGAAGCTGGCCGCAGAAGCAGCAGCTTCCTGTTTTGTAGGTCGGCGGCTCCCAGTAGGGGGCAGGCGCGGCCAGCTGGCGGCAGTACCGCATAATTGTGGCCGCCGGGTGGAATTCTGCCCATTCCTTTTCTTCGTTCTTGCGTTTTGCGTACAGGTCAAAGGCGCGGGCATACAGTTCCGGGGCGTATAGTTCCGGGTGGTACGCGCTGCACGCAAACTCTGTACAGCGGGCCGTATAAGCGGTATGCCCGCAGCGGCCCGCCTTCATTTTCCCGGCCACGCAGGGGCTGTCCATGCGTAGGGCCGGGCGCTGCTGCTGCCATGCTTTTGCGCCTTCGCAGTCACACGCGCCGAGCGCCCATTCCATTGCTTCCTTTTCGCTGGTGAATCCGTTGTCCGGGCTTTTCACTTCCTTGCCGCAGCAGGGGCAGGGGACGAAGAAGCCGTCGGCAAAGTGTACCGCGTAGTCGGCGGCGGTTTCCGCCGGGGTGCGTTCGTTCTCGTTCATAGTCGGCCTTCTCTCTTGTATTTATCTGCCACAAAGCCCAGGGCCTTGTTTGACAGTAGCGAAAGTTCAAATTCTGCCCGGTCAATGTCGCCGGGCAGAAACAAGCGCCCGCGCGATTGCAACCAACTGTTGTAAAAGGGGCGCATTGCCGGGTGGTTGATGTTGATAAAA